AGACTCATAATCGACCGCCCCTGGTGCGCAGGTACGCATACTCAGGACTGTTCAACTTTTTCTTAATTCGCGCCTGATCTTCGCTGTTCGGCGCCATAACGTTGATGCCCTCCTGCATCCACTGCATAGCAACGGTAGGAGGTATGCTGGCCACCCGGTTCCAATCCCCCCACCTAGAGTGCTTGTCGCCTTCGGCTCTTGCGCGCGCATTACTGGTCAGCGTCGGCTGGATGTCCTCGGTATGCGCTATGTGTAGCTTATCGTCAGACTCGTCGTGCTGGATGATCGTTTTCAGATCAGACATAAAAACACCTCGAAAAAAGCTCCCCCCGAAGGGGGAGCAAAACGCTTAGGAGAGAAGCGATTTTTTAAGCCGTTAAGGCGTCGATCTTTCCTGACGCGATGTCACTTTCACAGACTAACGTCAGTTCGGTGAGCATCTGTCTTTTATCGCTGTCGCCTGTGACACTTAACTCTATTGTTTGCATCGGGCGAAGCACTGCGCGCGACCAATACTCAGTATCGAGCACCAAAGCAGTGTTAGCTTGCAGGAAGCGGTTAACGGTGACCCCAACCTGCCCGAAGGGGCTGATGTAGATGTCAATATTGTTAACCAGCGCCGTGCCAGTAGCGAAATCACGCTGACGGCCAGAAGTAGCTGCAAAGCCTGCAACGATTGTGGAGTGTGACGGAGTCACTTGAACCTGGTTAGGCTCGCCACCTTCGTTGTAGCATTTTTCTAACACATCCAATAAGAGGGCTTCTGTAAATGTGCGGTTCGACCCTGCAGTGTTAGTGGTCGTTGAGCTAATCTGACTTATCGCAGATGTCAGTTGGCGTGCAGTAGAACCGTTGCCAGCGGTGCCTGATGTAGCCGCGCCCACGAACGAATGTTCTATGTCGCGCTTCAGTTCCTTGCCGGCCTTGGCAATCGCCATAGCTAAATCGTCAGAGCGACCGTACGTTCCAACGGCCTGTGCAGTACCGGATACCTGCACTACCTTGCCGTAGATCTGCGTGTGGTTGGTTTTGACCACTTGCGTAACGGTAGAGGCCGTACCTGCGTCCGCGCCTTCAACCAACGCGTTGGTGCCGACGGCGGCAAGAGAGTCTTGCATCCATTGGTGTAGCGTTGCATCAGCAGTTGAGGTGCCAATCGAACTAACAAAAGGAGTCTGGGTAGGCGTTATGTCGTAGATAACGTCTTCGAATGATTCCTTTTTACCTACCTGGGTGTAGGTTTGAAGAGTGCCGCTTACTGTTGGCATGACTATTTCATCCTATTCAAGATGGCTGCTGCAGCGTCCTCAACTCTTCCCGTTTTTCGCAATCTCTCTCGCGTTTTTCGCGAGCTTTCCGATTGCACGGCTTTGGTCGAATCTGCCTTGCTGCCAGACAAAGTTTTTTTCGCTGACGGTTTCACTTGTTTTTTCGCCGTCACCAGTTTTGCCTGATCAAATTGCATAGCCTTATGGAGCACGGTAATCATTCGATGGTCAGAGATTTGGTTAAACTCTTCCGCCGTAACACCGATGCCATGAGCATACTCACCAATCTTGTAATAAAGATCGTTATTCCAGTTAGGTATGTTGGTTTTCAAAACAGTCAGAGAGTCAGCAGCGGCTTGCTTTTGCGCTGCGTCTATCTGTTGCTGTTGTTGAGCCTGGTACTGTTCCGCTTGCGACTTAATTAAGTTGTAAGTGGACTGAGCCTGCTCAAAGGCCGCTTTGGCCTGCTTATACTGATCAGGGTTGTCAACTGCTGCCTGCTCCCAATTCACATTCTCAAAACGTGAAAGGTCTGCTCCAGCTGCTGACAGCAACGCATTTACGGTGGCTTCTGCTTGTTCGGATTGGGCCGCTAGTGCCTTCCGCTGCTCGGCTACATTCTGCGTCTTTTTTGTGTAGTCACTTTGTCGGAGATAACCCAGCTTTAGTTCGTCGGCGGTTAGGGTTTCCCCGTCCACCTCGAACGTCTGCTCTGCAGGTTCATCCGCTTCAGCGTCATCGGTTGAGTCTTGTTCGACTTCCTCGGCTTCTGCTTCGTCTTCCTGGGGCGCTTCTTCAAACTCGGCGTCTACTATGTCGGCCTCATCGGCCTCTTGATTTTCGGATGTTTCACCGTCTGGTTGTTCCTTTTCAGACTCCAGAAGGGCGGTCAATCGTTCAATCGTTGTAGCTTCGGCAGAGTCCTGGGGGGCTTGTTCTGCCGAATCTGTCTGTTCTTCCGCCATTCTAATCACCTTCTCGTTGCTGACGCAACTCTAAGTTGTTGATTAGCGTGGCAAATTGCTGCACGAATAACTGGCCTGCCTGGAACTTTGCATACAACCGCTCGCGCTCTTCTTGCGCTTCTGGCGGTGTCCGCAAAATTTCATCAACAATGCCTTGGTTCATTGACTGGAACGCTTTGTTAAAAACTTCACTGCTCAGCATTGCCTGGGCTGCAGCTGCGTCCTGCTGAACTTCGTGCATTTCCATAGATTCAAGTTCGCTCACGATAAAAAGTCCTCGGTGGGTTGCTTTAGTTTTTCAGTTTTTGTGTTTTCCGCTTTTACGTCCGGCACCACTTTTTCGTCTTTTTCACTTTTTACGTTTTCCACTTTTTCGGCTTTTTCCACTTTTTCAGTTTTTGCAGTTTTCCCGGCGTTGAAGTTTTTCAAGACTTCCGAGTAATCCGGTTTTCCCTGTTTCTTCGCTTTTGCGTTCGCAATGAACGCATCGAATCTATTTGGATCAGCCAATGCTCACGTTCCTCTTTTGGGTTTTCTCGATTTCCAGTTCAGCAATATCTCGATCCATCTCATGGATCTGCTTCTCGGTGTCGAGCATCAAACGCGCTTCACGCTCCTCCTCCGTGTGCTCTTGCTTCTCTAGTTCAAGCAACATGCGGTTCTGCTCTTTGACCACATCCAGTTCCAGCTGGCCTTCCATAACCGATACCTGGCGTGCCGTCATACCCGCCTGGAACTTCTCAACCTCTTCAGCCCGCGCTTGCGCTTCTTCAGCCTGCTGCTGCTGTTGCTGCATTTGCTGCTGGAACTCTGGACTGTTTGGGTCAACCAGGAAGGCCGCACCGTCTTTGATATTCATAAGCTGGAATGCTTTAGTGAGTAGGGCGTGACGCTGTTGCTGGCCGTAGAGGCCGCCAACGGTTGGGTCTGCAGGGTTAGCCGTAAATTGCGCGTCTAGCGTCAACAGCTTTTGCGCTTCCGCCATTTGCTCTTCCGGTGTAAGAGCAACAGCCACAGTCATTTCAGTCCGATCACCTAAGAACGCCGGGTTAACAGGCACGAACTGCCCATCTAACTGCAACAGTTTCTCTTCGTTCTCGTACTCAACAGCCAGCTTGTAAACGTCCTGCAGCAAGGGCTTTAAGAAGTTTTCAGCAAAATTACGGCACATGACCATGATTCGCCGGTTAGACGCGTTCATAAACGTGTTAATCAAATCGCTGCTGTTCTGTTTGCTGATGGCAGTTGAGTCCATACCGCGAGACATCCGGCTAGAGCCACTGCGCGCTTCCTTCTCCACCTCGAAATTCTCTATCGCGCTATACACATTGCCGTTCAATTGCGGCGTAGGTAATGGTCTGACCACACTTTCTGGGTTCGGCGACATGACATCGACCACCGCACCTACCCGGTTATCTAACAAGTCCCTTGGGTTTTTAACCAAAGACAAGTTGGCAACCCAACGAGAAGTTGTAGTTAACATCAAATGATCGACTACACCGCGCTTTAAAGACGACATCGTCTTCTGCAAGTCGCACAACACATCCGCCAGGCTCATGCCGTAAAAACGGTGGGGTAGGGGGAACGGGCAGAAACTACGGAAAGGCATCTCCGACACAAGCTCTGCATCAAGCATCGTGTGACGCGAGTGAATAACCTTGTAGTAAACACATTCGTTTATGGCTGGGTCATGGCGCTTAATGTAAGACTCATAAACCGTGACGTATTCACGATCATGTGAATCATCTAACCCAAAGCGGTCATGCCGAAAACTGTCAACAGAGTCTCGGCCTATAGAGCCGTCCTCTTTCAACATGTCGTTCTCATCGAGCTTGGCGATAGTCGCTTCGTCAAAGCCGTCAGCCATCAACTCACCGCGCGTTCTCGCCATGCGATGCGAACAAAAATCACTGTCGTGAATCGTCTTTGCGCGCGGGTTAATTAGAAAGTCTTCCGGCTGCACGGTTTCAACACACACCTTACTGGTGTTTATGCGGCGCCTGGCCGTACCAGATATGCTGGCTTCGCTGTACTCGACACCCGTTTGCTCATCGATGACCTGTACCGCTTCTTGAATGACCTCCATAGGCTCCATCGAAGGGTCAGACATCATCACATTGAATTCAGCCTCGCTGATGCCCTCAAACTCCATCGACTCGTAGCGATAGTCTTCTTTCCAGTAGCGCTTCACCACACCAGTCTTGGCGACCAAAGCATCGTGAATCACATCGCTCAAAATCTTCATGCCGTCGTTCTGACGGTAAAAGTTGTAATTCACCCAGGAGGTTGCTGCCTTTGCGGCCGCATCGTCTTCCGGCCCCTGCGCATCAAAACGGCAAATGTTTCTGTCGGCTGAGAATGTCTCCAGCATCATCGCTTTGACAGCCTCAACAGCGTCAAACACATCCATCGAAACGTGATGACTACGTCCACGCACCTCGTTACCCATCGGTTCGCCGTAGTAATACCTGTGGCCCTTGTCGCGCTGCGCGCCGACTTCACTGTTTGCATAAGTGTCCGCCGCATCAATGTTGCGCTCCAAAACGGACAACAGTTCCTTCTC